TTGAGTTTAATTCTTCTGTTTTGATTGTGTCTACTGTGAATAACATCTTTTAAAGCTCCGTTTGTTTATCTCTCTTATATATATAAAGTATATTTGTTTCAAAAAATTGCCTTTTTTCTTGCCTTTTGTTAAGAAATGTAAAGTTTAATTTTAAAAAAGGCTTAAAAATACATAAAAATTAATATTTGAAAGGAGAAATTATGCAAAAAACTTCTTTAATTTGTAATAATTTTTCTGGAATAAATCGTAATGGTTCACAATATTCAAACTCTGTAATTACAGCTACTGATATGCAAAATGTAGAACTTTTTTCTACTGAAAACAATTCAGGAGTTGGGATTAGGACAATGAATGGCAATGTGGCTGTGAGTGACTATATTCCAGAAGGAGAAATTGTTATAAATATTTTTGAAAGTGTGCAAAAATCAAAAACATATTTCTTTGTACACACCGAATCACCTTTAGAAGGTAAAATCTATTTATTTTTGCCTGAAACTGGTGAATTGATATTAAAAAAAGACTCACTTCACTTAACGGGTAAATCTTGTGCTACCGATGTAACTCAAGGTTGGTCTGATTTGTGGGTGTTTTCTAATTCAGAAGATATTTTATCAATTGAAATTGAGAAATATGATTCTGAGGGTAATCTAGATGAAGTTCATACTATGAATCTTGTGGATATGGAAGGTCGAACTGTTAAAGGTCTTGGGCTTGTTGTTTTTGCGGGAAGATTATGGGTTTTTAACGGTCAAATCCTTTGGTATTCTGTGCAAGAAAATATTTATGATTTTGCGACTTCTGATGCTGAAATTATTACATCTGCTGGATTTATTGAATTTGTAAAAAATATAACGGCTATTTATCCATATTTAGGTTCTTTGGCTGTATTTCATTCAAATTCTTCTTGTATGATAGCTCAAGATGAAGAGGATCAAAGCTTTTATAAATCTTTTGATTCACCAGGAGGTTGTGCAAGTCATGAAGCATTAGTTTTCCATGGAACGCAATTATATTTTTACGATGATACTAAAAAAGGAGTTTTTTCTTTTTTACAAGTCGTAAATGGAGATAAAACTTTAGGAGAAAATGTCGCACTTGAGATTCAAGACGAATTGTTTTCTATGCCAAAATCACAAATCGAAAAAATAAAAGCTCTTTCAGTTGTTACAAATGAAAGAAATGAAGTTTGGTTTTTACTACCAAGTGATGATGTTAATTATTCAACAATTATGATTTATGACTATTTACGTAATTCTTGGGTTAAGCGAAAATCACAAAAAATTAACTCAATAAGAGTTATAAATGGCAAGCTTTATTCTGCCGGTAAAAAAATCTATGAAGAATATAATTCAGGTGAATTTGACGGAGAGTTTATTGAAGCTTTTTACGATTGCGCACCACTGAATTTGGCAGTTGAAAACTCTTTAAAAATACTGGCCTATCCGCCTAAAATCACAATGAATATGTATTATAGTAACGATTTTTATATCAAATACATGAAAGATTATAATTCTTTAACTACAAAAATTCGTCATATTTTATCAAAAACTCTTAGGAATGTTCTTTATTTTGATAAAGGTTTTTGGGATATTAATATTTTCCCTCATGAAAAAATTAATGTCATAAAAAAACTTCCAGCAACTTACTTTAAAACACTTCAAATGAGTTTTTATACAAAAGATTTAGGCCAAAATTTTTGTATAAATAATATTGAATTTGGGAAAATTAAAACAAAAATTTAGAAAGGAATAAAAAATGGGAAAAAAATCTACAAAAACAACTAGTAAAACAGTTTATGGAAATACAACAACTACAAATCCTTTTGTAACAAGTCAAACAACTAACAAAGGAACGACTTCTGTTTTTAATCCTGATTCTGCATTCAATACAGTAAATGATTACGTAAACAATAATATGGGTAAATTATTAGATGAATATTTAAATCCGACGTTGAATTCTACAACAAATCAAGCTAAGTTAAACTCTTTTGCAAACGCATTGAATTCAGAATCTGCAAAAACTTTAGAAAATAATATTGTAAATCCACTATCTAATAGAAATATGATTCGTTCATCTCAAGCTACAAATTTATATAACAATTTAGCTCAAAATAATGCAAATCAAATCGGGAATTACGCAAATGAATTATTATCAAATTCTCAAACAGAAATGGCAAAAGTTTTGAGCAACTTAATGTTGTTGTATATGAATGGATATAATGCAGTTCTTGCAAACCAACAACAATCTCTTGCAACGAGTCAAGGGAATGCGAAAAAGACTCAAAATACAACTGAATCTTCAAATTTCGCAGCTCAAATGTCACAGTTAGCATTACAAATGGCAATGGCTGCGCTTAAGTGAGGTAAATATGGAAAAGTATTTATATAAATATCTGCCTATTGGAATTGTATTTATTGCTCTCTTATTTCAGTACAATTTATTTGTTACTCCAGAAAAGTTAGAAGTTAAGCATCGTGAGATTTTAAACGATATAGCTCATACTTATTCTACAAAAGAACAATACAACGATTTAAAAGAGCAATTGAGTATTATGCAGGCAAAAATAGATAAAATTTACGACGTAATAATTATTGAAGGAGGGAAAAAATAATGGCACTTATAGATATAGAATATGGTTCTTTAGCTAGCTCTGAAACAATGAATAAAAACTTTTTGTATTTAGATAATAAAATTTCTGATACATCAGAGTCAATTCTTACAAGTATTTCTTCAATACTTTCAAATATTGCAACTTTGAACGCAAGATTAAATGATATGTCTGAGGGCATAGGAGATTCTATTGAAAGCTTAACTTCTACGATTGAAGAATATAAAACCAAGACAAAATTATTAGTTAATAAAGCTTCAATGGCCCCGGATTGGAAAAATTGTGCAACAGTCACTGTAACCACAAATACAAGTTATACAGTACCTTCAAATGGCTATTTACTAGTTTTGCCAAACTCAACAGCTAAAGGGAATTTAATCATTAATAATACAACAGTAACTTTTAAAAACAGATCTAGTGGAGATGACAACGCTGCAGAATTAGTTTCAATTCCTGTCTATGATGGCGATGTTGTTTCTACGAATGTTAGTTTTAATACAGTTTATTTTTTACCTAGTAAAGAAGTCGTATTAGAAGATTTTTAATAAAAAAAAGAAAGGATATATTATGAGTTTAATTATAGATAAAGATGGAACTATTTCATTGTATCAAGGGGATAGTGGGGAACTTGTCATATCTGGTTTAGATAATAATAAAAATTATACAGTTTATTTTGCAATTCAAGATATCGATAGAAATATTATTGGTGAAGAATTGCAAGTTGCTGTTACAAATTCAGATACGGTTACTTTTATTTTAACTCCTGAATATACTGATTTACTAAAAGTTCCAAAACAAAAACCTTATGAAATTTATTTCTATGGCATTAAAGCATGTGAAGTTGACAACAATATTGAAAACACAATGTTTATAGCTGATACAACTTATGGAGATTTAAATCGGATTATAGTTTACCCAAGAAAAGTAAAGGGGGCTTAATTTATGGATAATAAAAATGAAATTAAAGTATATACAACATCAAACGGAGCTGAGTTAAATATCTCAGCTCCTTCTACTAAACAAGTAATTTCTGCAACAAATAATAGAGCACAGTATTTTGCAGAGCAAGCAAAAAAGTATCGTGATGAGGCTAAATTACATCGTGATAATGCTAAATATTACGCAGAACAGAATTCTGATGTTACATTTGAATATATTGATAGCGTAAGGGCAACATTAGAGGATAAAATTGCAACAAAGCAAGATAATGGGAATTATGCATTAAAAGAAGAACTACCAGTAAAAGTTAGTGAACTCGAAAATGACGCTCAATATGTCGTTAAATCAGAGTTTGACTCTGTTACGCAAGCTCTAGAGTTGCCTTCTCAAGAAGGTTGTGCAGGAAAATTTTTAATGTCTGATGGCGAAAATGAATCTTGGGTTGGGCTTAATTCTTTTCAATTATTTGATACAAAATTGTCTGATAGAATTTTAACTTACGAAGAATCTAAAGGTTGGGCTCTTCAAGGTACTTATGTCTACAAAGAAGCCATTGCTGGTTCTCGTTATGGTTATGCTGATTTCTATGCGAAGTGTTTGCAACAAAAAGAATCAGCAACAGTGACAGAAGTAACACTTGGTGAAAATACAATTACTATGTATATAAATCTAAATGGTCATCAATATTATGATATTGCAGATATAGAAGTCGTTAATTCTTGGTTCAACACTTATGGCTTTGCTTGGTTCTATGGTATAGATACGGAAAACGAGCGTATATTCTTACCTAGAAATAATTGGTTTGAACAGCTTGCCTGTGATATTTCAGAAGTTGGTAAATCTGTCGAAGCGGGGTTGCCTAATATTACGGGTAGTGGCCCCTTTACACCAAGTAGTGCTGGAACTCTTACTGGTGCTTTTTATAGGGCTGGTTCACAAGGCGGTAACACGAGCGATGGTGGTGAAGCTGATTCAAAAATTGTATTTGATGCTTCACGTTGTTCTGATATCTATGGTAACTCCGACACAGTACAAACAAATGCAATTAAGAAGTTACTTTATATTTGCGTAGGCAATACAGAATCACAAAGCACAATTACTGATGTTGTTGATGTTACGACTACTGAAAATGATACAATGCCGTTATTCACACCAATGTATTTTGATTTTGCGCCGAATAATCTAAGTTGGTTAAAAGCTGGTCAACAAGCTAATAGTGGAGATATTTATACAACTTGCTATAACGAACTTGTTAGCGTATTAAATGGAGAAACTAAGTATGGTAGCTTAAAAGTGGTAGATACTGCTAATATGACAACAGGTGTTGATTATTCAGAATATTGGAAAGTTAATCAAACTGAAATGTCTTTTGTAACTCCTACTAG